CCTCTCCGTTTTTCGGAGGGGGGTTTGTTTATGTGGAAACTAATTAGTGGTGGAGGGACTATAAATGGCCGCATTGCCCACATTATCGCCAGCAAGTCAAATGAGCAAATCTATTCTGCCCGCAACCGGAACAGCGGGGGATGTAGCCGCAACTTTGCCGCTTGGTATATACGGATCGTCAGCACCATTTCTTTCTGGGGCAGCCGATCAGGTTGCTTATACCTATAAAAAACTCGGGGGCGATGTTCTCGATATTGAATTAAAGGCGAGCAATGTCTACGCGAACTATGAAGAAGCGGTTTTAGAATACAGCTACCTTTTAAACCTTCATCAATCGAAAAATATGCTCTCAGATGTTCTCGGACAAGCAACCGGTACATTTGATCAAGATGGAAACCTAGTTACAGGCCCTGCGGGCGTAAATTTAAAATATCCACGCGTGATGTTTGAATATGCTCGACGCGTTGGAGATGCATTTTCTTTTGAGGCAAATATCGGAGGAACAATCCCGATTTATTCTGCTTCGTTTAAATTAGAAGAGGGAGTACAAGATTATAATTTACAGGCAATTATTTCTGGTTCTTCCGCAACAGGCATAGGCCCAAATGGAAATGCCGTAAGCTTCAACGGTGTTGTCGAAGACAAAAGAGTCATAGTCAAAAAGGTTTTCTTTAAGACTCCAAACGCTATGTGGAGATTCTTTGGTTATTTCGGAGGCCTCAATGTTGTAGGTAATATGAATTATTACGGACAGTATACAGATGATTCCAGTTTTGAACTTATTCCATCTTGGCACAACAAACTTCAAGCGAAAGCTTTTGAGGACCACTTGTGGACAAGGTTGTCTCATTATTCCTTCGAGCTTAAGAATAATATGCTAAGAATATTCCCTCAGCCGGATTTGTTGAGCACGTATCAGTATATGTGGGTCCAATTTTCAGTGATTCCAAATGCTTGGGACAACCCACCAGATTATGACGCTGGAGTTGATGGGATAAACAATGTTAATACCCTTCCTTTCGATAATATCCCCTATGAGAATATCAACGCAATAGGTAAGCAGTGGATCCGCAGGTTCGCCCTGGCACTTTCAAAGGAAACTCTGGGCCAGATAAGGGGTAAATTTCAGACAATCCCGATTCCGGGAGAATCTGTCAATTTAAACGCAGATGCCCTATTAAGCCAGGCAGCAACCGAGCAGCAGGCGCTTAGAGATGAACTCAAGGAAATCCTCGATCAACTTACTTATCCAGAAATAGCAAAGATAGACGCAGAAAAGTCCGAGGCCGTCAACACAGTTCAAAAACGCATACCAAATTTAATTTTTCAAGGATAACACAGTGAATGGCCGATGACAATAAATGGGAACAACCAGAAGCACCACCGCCGCCTTTATTCTTGGGCGAACCGGAGCGTAATCTTGTTAAGCAAGTTAATGATGAGCTTATGGAGCGAGTTATTGGACAACAAGTCGCTTACTATCCCATTGATGTCGAAAAGACAAATTATCATCCGCTTTATGGGGAGGCCATAGAAAAAACATTTCTTCCCCCTATTCGAGTCTATGTCCTTGTAGACTGGCATGGCTCTGAAACAGTTTATAGCGAGAATGTTGGCCTCGATAAAGATTGGAAAGTAACCCTCCATTTCCACAGAAGAAGGCTGACAGAAGACCAAGATATGTTTGTCCGTGAAGGCGATTTCGTCCAATACGGAGACAGCCTATACGAAATAACAAAGTTAATTGAGCCAAGAATGCTATTTGGTCAAATTGACTATTCATTTGAAATAACAGCAGAATGTTCGCTGGCAAGGGAGACCCTGTTCGATGCCCAGTGAAGAAGACAAATATAAAGGGTATCGTCCTTACTTTAAAGAGAAGCGCGAGGGCAATGAAAAAATAAAAGAGATGGTTCTAATGCCATCTACGATTGAAACGATTGATACAGCCTTCTTTCGCTGGCTTAACGAAGAGCTAGACATATTTGCCTCTTCCAACCAAGGATGGAAGAAGGTCCCAGTTATTTGGGTTGCAGCAGAAAGGGCTTATCAAATTAAGAACAATAAAGATTTAAGAGATGATAAGGGGAGACTTAAATTCCCCATGATAACTGTCAATAGAACCTCTTTGATAAAAGATCCCGCAATGAAAGGGGTTGCGTGGGCGCATATTCCAGTTCAAAACGACGCTCGGGGAGGTGCCATTGTAATGGCCAGAAGGATCAACCAAGATAAGACCTCAAACTTCGCGAACAAAGATGCAAATAAATTAACCCGAGGCCAAAAGAACTTCCCAACAAATAATAAAAAGATTGTTTATAATACAATAACTTCTCCAGTTCCAACTTATGTTGTCGCAAATTACGATGTCGTAATCCGCTCTGAATACCAGCAACAGTTAAACGAGATTTTTACCCCATTCATGGTTAGAACCGGCCAAATTAATAACTTTTTCATAAAAGACAGCGGCCACAAGTTCGAGGGATTCATTCAGAATGATTTTTCTCTTGATAACAACGTCTCAAACCTCGGAGATGAAGAAAGAATTTACAGGACAACAGTCAATATCAAGATCCTTGGCTATCTTCTTGGCGCCTCCAAAAACGAAGATCGGCCCAAAATCACAATTCGCGAAAATGCGGTTGAAGTCAGAACACCCCGTGAGCATGTCATTATGGGCGACCTAAAAGAATTTGGAAAGCCACCAGAGAAGAAATAGCGCTATAATTTATAAGATTTTGAGGCTTTGTAGGACTATTTATAGATGTAAAAGTAAAATTAAATTGCTTGATAGGAGAATCTTTACATGTCAGTTAAGAAGTTCAAATTTGTTTCTCCAGGTATTTTCCTGAGTGAAGTAGACAATTCACAACTCCCTGCCATTCGTCAGAGTGTTGGCCCAGTTATTATCGGAAGGACGCGCACGGGGCCCTCGATGCGGCCAGTTAGAGTTGAATCTCCATCAGAATTCGTTCAAGTCTTCGGAAATCCAGTTCCGCCCGCCGGCGCCGCTGGAGATACGTGGAGACGTGGCAACCTAACCGGTCCCACATATGGTGCTTATGCCGCCATGGCTTACCTAAAAGCTGGTGTTGGTCCGATCACGATGGTTCGCCTCCTTGGAGAAGAAAATCCGGAGCAGAACGGCACCGTTGAGGCAATCGCTGGTTGGAAATGTCAAGAGGCAAATACAGAAGATTCCGGCGGCGGAGCTTATGGAATCTTCGTGTTCCCAAGCGGTTCCGCTACAGCAACAGACGCAACCGGGACTCTTGGAGCAATTGTTTATGTCAATTCTGGCTCAATCGCTCTCGCTGGAGACGCTCTTTCTTCATCGATCGGCGGAGCAGAATTTCATGGCTACGCAGCGGTTATAGAATCCGATACCACCAAAAAATCACAGTTTAAATTTGGCATTTTCCCTACGGCCGATCAAACCGTGGGGGATATCTACACCACAGCATTTAACTTTGATAGAGATGACGACCTTTTTATTAGAAATGTTCTGAATACAAATCCCCAATTAACGAACGCCGACTTTGTTTCCTCAGCTTCTCTCAATAAAGGGGAAAACCTATATTGGCTCGGTGAAAGTTTCGAGACTGATGTCTCTGAGGCCCTCGATGGGTACACTCTCGGGCGCACTGTCTTACTGCCTCTTCAAACCGGAACAATCGACAAAGATGACTACAAAATGGATTTCCAGTATGCTGCGACAGGATACTTTTTTTCCCAAGACCTTTCATCTGAATACGATAAATATTACACAGAAAAAATGACAAGATTGTTCAGAATTGTTGCCCTCGACGGCGGACGATGGGTTCAAGACAAATTTAAGATTTCAATCAACGCGATTAAAGCCTCGACCAACACCTCAGATGGGTTTGGTTCATTTAATCTCCTTGTCCGCGCAGCTTCTGATAGAGATAATGTTGTTCAAGTTGTTGAACAATTTACGGATCTCAATTTGAATCCAACTTCTCCGAACTATATCGGAAGAGTTATCGGTGATACATATTATATATTTGACTATGATCAGAGAGTTTTAAGACAATATGGGCAATATGCCAATAAGTCAAAATACATCCGAGTTGAAATGAATCAGGAAATTGATCGAGGCGGCGCCGATAATCGTTATTTACCATTCGGTGTTACTGGTCCTTTACG